AGGGGTGCGTATCTATTTGCGGAATCTTTATTTACTGCATAGTCCCCGCCCATGCCCCAGTTTGCCATTGCGCGGATGTAGCCTAAAACCACATCGTCTACGGATCCTAATCCTTCCCGGATTGTGCCGCCTTCAGGCTGCGTACCGAGCAAGCCGCCGGTGGCGTGGTTGTATATTGCAGAATTGTAGTTAACATCGCCGGCGCTTGTTCCCTGGTATCCGTTTGTTGCTTTTTCTTGAACTATAGAGATTATGCCCGGACTTGACATGCCACCCATTGCCGCCTGCTCGGTGGTTTCTTCCTCGCTTTCCGCCGAGGGCTGCATGATGTCCCGTACTCTTGATATGACCGGTTGATAGTTGTTGCTGACATTGGATATGCCGCCGTTCTCCGTGTTGATGACGTCGAGCAGGGGTGCGTATCTATTTGCGGATTCTTTGTTGACCACATACTCCCCGCCCATGCCATAATGTGCCGCGCCGGCTACGGTTCCAAGAAATACATCGTCGACGAGACCGGAGCCTTCCCGGATTGTGCCGCCGTTGGGATGCGTACCGAGCCATCCGCCGGTGGCGTGGCCTTCAAATGTGGGGTTGTATTTCAAATTCAATTCTCTCATTTTATCATTATACGCCTCAGAACCCATTGGGCCTCTGCCATCTTGCCATTGTGCCAAGGCTTGCTTTTCGGATGACATTTGGTCAAGATACGCGGAGTAATCCTTCCACCCTGCGGTTAATTTCTCTGTTAACTCGTTTTGAGGTGTACCGGTGATTTCGCTGATGGATTGCAGCGTTCTCGCCTTATCGTCCGGGGCTATGGTAGATGCATTGCTGTTTACTAAGACGCTGCCCCACCTTCCCCAATAATTTTCGTCGTTCTCATACCCTTTCTCTAACTTGGCGTATTGCTCCTCAGGGGAATATTCCCAAAAACTTTTCGAGTCATCGAATAGAAGCTTACCTAAAATTGGCGTAATCATTGCGGCCCCCATGAGACCTAATCCCACACCCAATCCGGCTGTCGCGCCTGCACTTGTCGCGGCTGTCCCCGTGGCCGCGGTGGGGGCTAATGCCCCGGATGCTATGGCCTCGGTTGCGGCAAGGTTGGCTGTGGTTCCCGCCACGGCCGTGCCTGCTGTCGTTGCCCCATAGGTGGCGGAGCCGATGGCTGCTTGATATCCGGCGGTGCCGCCTGCCGTTGTTGCGAGGGAGCCTATGGAGGCCGTTGCCGGGGCTGCCGCTGTTAGGCTCGATCCCAGGCCGAGGGCGCTCTTTAGACCGCTGATCAGGCTTGTGACCTTGCTTGTTGCCCCCTCGGCCTGGCTTTCCACGCCGCCGAACAGGCTGCTTAACGCGCCTACGATGCCGCCGAGCTGGCCTTGTGCCGATGAGCCGAACAACGCCCATTGGACGATCATATCCGAGATCTTATCGGTAAATATCCGGAGCAGGTTTTTTGCCCAGGAGCTAAAATAATCCTTCAGGGATTTTAGTTCTCCCGTGAAGAAATCAAAGAATACATTTGAAAGTGTTTCCTTTGCCCCGGTTGCAAAGGTGGTGACCGCTTCATGCCCGACCTCCGCCCATGTTTGCGTTTTCTCCGTTATATCCTGAAGACCGACTATTACACCGGCAACAAAGGAACCATGTGCCAATGCCTTTACCTGTTCGAGTTCCTTAAATTGTTCCGTCTCCCATGCTTTTGCAGCGACTGTATCGAGGCCAAGCGCTATATATTCATCTTTTTGCTTGGTGATAAGGGTTTTTTGTATTGCGTAATATTCGTTATCATACCCCTTCATATCTTCATATATACTGCGATAGGCGTTGAGCTTGTCGTCTGACGCCCTTGTCACGGCCTCTGTCTGATCCGCCGTGAGTTGGTTGAGCTGCTGGGTCTCCCATTCCTTTGCGGTGACAACATCGCCGGTCAGTTCTATATACTTATCCTTCTGCCGGCTGATCAAGGCTACCTGTACATCATAGTTCCGCGCCCCATAACCCTCCATATCGGAGTACATGCCGCGATAGGCGTTGAGCTTATCGTCTGACGCCCTTGTCACGGCCTCTGCCTGATCCGCCGTGAGGTTATTGAGCTGCTGGGTCTCCCATTCCTTTGCGGCCACTATATTGCCGGTGAGCTTGGCGTATTCCTCTCTCTGTTTCCCTATCAAGAGTACCTGGATGGCATGGTTCTCATTCTCATAGCCCTCCATGTCGGAGTACATTCTGCGATATGTATCGAGCTGATCATCCGTGGCAAGGACAAAGGAGTTTCTTGTTTGAGAGAGAACCTTCTCCCAGTTATCGTGATAATCTTCGAGGTTTTCCCTGGCCGGCGAGAAATCCACGGTGAAATCAGGCTTCGCGGTACTGACGTCATCGGACAGCCCGCTGATAAGCCCTCCGACCTCCTTTACTTTTTCCGTGATAGGGAGTTCGCGAGAGCCGACACCCATAAATTTCAGCACCCACTTGGCGGGCTTAAGCATGGCGTCGCCTACCTTTCCCAGCCATCCCCACGTACTCTTTAAGAGGCCCGTCAGAGAGTCAATGGGGTGAACAACCGCCATTATGCTGTCATGAAAAACCTTAAATGGCCAGGCTAATAGCGCCAGGTTATCGGATAATGCCATGACCGCGCCCACAAGGGCCTGGAGAAAGGTCTCAAACTTTTGGCCCATAACATCCTTATTGATCTCATACCATTCACCAAAGCGCCCAACCATATCGGCAATAATCGGCTTCAACTCCTTACCGTATTTTACAATTTTTTTAATCCAACCTTCGAACTCCTTAGCAATAGGGTCGCGCATCTTTTCAAACCAGTTACTTAATGCTGTGAGCACGGATTTTATGGCCGGGGCCAGATCGGAGCCCAGCATAATAAGCTGTTTGCCGATGGTGTTTTTAAATGTGTTCCAGATAGCGGACAGGGTACTCTTGTATCGTTTCCATGCGTCCTCCGACGCGCCGGTGCGTTCCTCCATCTCCCCCAACTGGCCTGATAATCCTTCAAATCCCCTGGCTGCGAGCTGTATGAAGCCCTGCGTCGCCTCTTTTGTGTTGAGGAGACTGAGCAAAGCCTCTGCCGAGCCGCCTGTAGCGGCCTGGACTTTCTTTAGCACCTCGACATAGCCGAGTTTCTTTATTGCATTTTGTACCCCTTTCTGCTTCTCAAAAAGCTCCGTCAATTTCTTTGTCGGTCGCATCAGCGCGACATATATTGCCTCAAGCTGGGTCATGGCCTTTGCCGTCCCCTGGCCTATGCCTGCGACCTGGGCAAAGGAGGCGGCCATTTCTTTTGCGTTTATGCCGAGGACCTTTGTCATCGATGAGAGGTTACCAATATAAGGGATTATCTCTCTTGTGGATGTGATACCGCCGGCCTCCATCTTATACATCAAATCCGCCGCATCCCCCGTGTCCTTAAGCTCACCCCTGTATATTTTGTATAAGGCGGCCAGGCCTTTGACCGTCTCGGCCATTTCTATCGTGCCCTCTTTTGCCATCTTTCCTGCGGTTGTCAAAAGTTCCATCGATGCAATCGGGTCTTTTACGCCGGCGGAGAGCACCTGGTAATATCCAAGCACGAGTTCCGTGGCGCCGCCCAGGGCATTCGGCATGGCCATAATTTTTTCCTTGACTTTATCTATGGACTCCTTGCCTACATTGCCTATCCTCACCAGTGCGCTCTCAAACTCCATAAAACCGCCGAGAGCCTTTTTGACCGTAAAGCCCACGGCCGCGGTTGCCAGGGCCACGCCTATGGCCGCCGCCTTGACCGCGACATTGGCAAGCTTGTTGCCCACGCTCAGGGCCACGCCGCCGACCGCTTTCATCGCCTTTTGCATACGGCTGATATGGCGCTCGGACTGCTCGCTCATGGACTTGACCTTGTTGACCGTGCCGGAGGAGAACTGTTTGACAACAGCGCTCCCCTTATCGTCGACGTCAAGAACTAATTGTATGGTGTTTGAACTCATAGGTTTTTAGGCTCTATTCTTTATGGCCGAGGCCGGTGCCTTCGAGTCCCTTTTTATTATCTGTTTTGCGATCTTTGCCGCCTTCGGCAATTCAAGCAGGCCGATATCCGATCCCTTGATATTAATTGGTTTCGGCTGCATCCGGATGACGGGCGCCTTGGTGATGGGATCAATTTCCTTTGTCTTGATCGCCTCATGTTCCTGCACCGGCACGTCCAGCTCCGCTATCTGCCAGAGATGGCCCAGTCGGCTATCGGTCGAATAAGTGCCGTCGTCATCGAGCCATATCCTGATATGTCTGCCCGCAAAGGGCGCCAGATCAATAGTTGCCTTCTTAATCTCTTTCAGTTCCCCGATCCCCGGGGTAAACGCCCCGATGGTAACTTTACTGCCGCTCACGGTAATAGTTGGTTTCATGGTTTTCTCCTTTGTTGGGTTGATTAGAGCTTCACCTCTAAAATATCCAAATCAGACAATGGAATATACATATGTGAGCTAATCTTTCCCCTTGTTTTATTCATGATTATTCGTATTATCGATCTTTGAAATTTAAGACCATAGAGCTTTTTAATAAGCCGCGCTTCCAGAATTGCCCTATTATCAAATACCCTCCCGTAACCAGGGCCTCGGGGCTCAACTATGGGCACTAGCAGGCCACTCTCACACCAAGACGTAAGGGTCCTCTGCGGCTCCCCAATAATTTTCAAAAGTTCCTGCGATGTATATTCCATCTTTCACCCATCCCTCTGACCTCTGACCTCTGACCTCTGACCTTAAACCTTCTTTCTACGCAGCCGGAATAACCACGTAATCAAAATTCCCGGTGGCCGAGCCGCTGTTGTAAACTACCGCGGTATTGGCCGCTTTGCTGATCCAGATATCGCCGAGAAATCCGGCCGGATCCGCAACGGGATTGATGATCACTTGGTAGTCCGTATGTCCGTAGCTGTGGTTTATGGTGTGCCCTGTATCCCCCGCGAATGCCACCGCCACGGGCGGCTGCAGATCTTCCTCCTGACTTAGCTTATTTAAATTTGTTGGGTTGACCGGAGTTGAATCAATCCATGTTAAATGTGCCATTTGCTCCTCCTTTCAGTTGTTCTCGTTGCTCTGACTGGATTTCGGCTCTCTCCGGAGTAACCAATAACCAATAACCAATAACTAATAACTATCTTTTCCTCTTCTTATCCTCTTCCTTTTGCATCTGTCGCTGGACCTCATTGACCACATGGTCGATGTAGGCCAGTGTCTCTAACAGATTTTCCGCTTCCAGGCCGGTAAATGACTTGTCCAGCAGCCGGAAGACGAGATCCGTGCCCAGGCCCTTGATTTTGTGCCAAAAGTCCAGGGCGAATTGATTTTCCGGCATGAGCTCGATTGCGCTGATTGGGCAATGTCCCTTTTCCTCGCATGGCGGGTCCCTGTTTTCTTCCTCGTAGGTTTGTCTGCACTCGGTGCAGCTTGTCTGATGCGTTATTTGCCAGACGAGGAAGTCTTTAAGTTTTTTAATTTGTTCTCATGGCCTGCAATATCCGATGCACCGGCCAAATCTAACAGCTCCATTTGGTCATCCTGCGGCAAAGCTGAAATATGTTGTTTTTCAAAAGAAAGGTATTTTTCCTCGTCTTCTTTTATTTTTTCCCATCCAATAACAACATATTCCATTACTTCCCTGGATATTTCGGTCCAGTCGGGTTTTCCCCTACGTGTGTGACGTTTCTGGATCAGGCCGTGTTCATACGATGAGATCCGCCTGTAGAATATTGTCGACTCACCTTTCTTGTATTCCAGCCTTTCACTCGCGTTTACAGCTCTTATTCCCCCCTTTTTTTCACTCATGTCACTCTCCTTTGATCGTTGAACCTTTTATGTTAACGGATTTGTTGCATTATCATTCTGCATCTCGACTATGATCTCCCGGGTGGCCTCGGGCGGAAAGCCCGCTGGGCACGCGGCCGGTATCTCCGCTGTGAATGTGTGTGTCACGGATATAAGGCCGGGGCCGCCCATAGGGGCGTCCACCTTGTCGAATTTCATGGTAGGCAGCCAGATCCAGAATGTTCTATAATAGCCGGTGGCCCCGATCTGGGAGCCGGTAAATCTAAGCATGGCCATAAGCGCGTTCTGGGCGCTCAGGTCATCGAGAAAATTATCATCTTCATACCTTGGAAAGGTAAAGCTACCCGTGACCTTGCGTTTTTGATCACGCCTGGGCTCCGCGATATAGAGGCCCGAGAGGCTGTCCCGCCCCTGGCCCATATTGTTTTCAATCTTGATCTCAAATTCCGACACACCCTGCGCGTCCGCATCGGTCAGGGCGGTTCCCGCCGAGTAATCGTCTATCCAGAGCACCATGTCCTGAAACAGGATGGACTCCCAGTCATTGTTATAGATAGTCCAGGCCGCCGAGGTTGTGTTAACCGCGGAGCCCCGGTCAAGATCATAGGGGATCATGTCGAGATCGATAGAGACCCCCTTTGAATCTCCCTTGATCGTGATGGTGTTTATCATGGTAGAGATAAACTCCCAGAGCGATACGCCCTTGTCGATACACAGTGTCCCCCGCCGCACCTTCTGATCACCGGCGAGGTAGCCGGCCCCCGCGAGGATGCCGTCGCCCGCGAGCCAGGACTGTGTATGCATATTGTCCGAGGGCTCAACTGTATGTTTGTATACGCCGGCGGCCACGGTCTCCGGAGAAGCGCTATAATTGCAGAACCCCAGGGCCGTGCATATGATGGATTCCATGCCTCTATACACGGCCTCCATTGCCACTGGCCCGCCCACAAGTTTACTTATCACATCACTTGCGCCGTATCCGGCTTTGTGGCGGATTACATTATCCAATTCCTTCTCAACATCCCTGGCCAGGCCCTCCGTAAGGAGGGGAAACTGATCCTCGGCCACGCATTCTATCGGCGTGCCGTAATCAGACTGATCCGCCTCCCTCTTCCACGCCGCCAAAGATGAAAATCCCGCGCCGGTAGTCATGGTAAAACCTCCCTTCTGTCAGTTAGCTCTTAGCCGTTAGCTATTAGCTATTAGGCTGTCCTTCAGCCTATTCCTTACTCTTTACTGCTTACTGCTTACTCCTTATTCCTTACTTCTTTCTCTTACGCCAACACTGATGCTGCCCTTGCATTGGTGACATCGATTTCCACTTCGCAATCCACCGTGCCGTCATGGGTCCATGTTGCGCCATCGTCAACGACCGTGTCCAGATCCGCCGTTGGCCAGACAGGCTCGCCTCCGTCCGAGTTACCGGCAGAACTGCAAACGTATTTAAAACCATTCTCGGTGGCAAGCGGCACCACGACGTCGCCCAGGGCGTATGCCGTTGTCGCCGTCCATACGGCGCGCGTAAAGGTACCGGTCGCCCGGCTTGCATCCCTGAAGCATGTGCTCTCGATGCTCTGCTCGATGAGACCGGGGCCGCCTATGGGGGCCTCCGCCTTGTCGATCTTGAGCTCCGGGGCGTGGATGTCAAATACATAATTGCCGGAGGCAAACTTGAGATACGCGTTGAGCTTGGTATCGCCGTCCCGCCAGTCCAGGTATGTATCCGCCTCATAGCGTGGCACGGCAAACTTGAGGGTTACGGCCCTGAAACCGTTTCTCTGCGGCTCAAGGATCGTGGTTGCGCGGTTATCAAATTGGTCGACGGCCATATTGTTGTTGATCAGGAGCTCAAAGCTGTTGATCCCCACCTCGGCCTCACCGGCCAGGTCGGTTGCCTGTGCAGCTATCTTAAATTCCAGGTCGCTAAACATGATCTTCGCCGCATCATCTTCCGTGCTCAGGGCCAAAAGTATGGCTGCGGTGTTTGTGGCGGAGGCCAGATCCAATGCCTTAGCCACACCGCTGATTTCAAAATCCAGGGGTTTGTTTGCCTCGCCGGATATCTTGATTGTGTTGATCTTACAGCCCGCATACTCCCACACGCTCACGCCCTTGTAGGCCGCCGCCGTAAAGGAATAGTCGATATTTTTCGCCAGTGAGTAGGTGTTGTCGTAGAGCGCGGCGTTTGCAATCGGCGGACCCGCGTGGCCCAGGGCGGCCGCGATCACAAAATCAAGATCCTCGTATGTGAGCTTGCAGGGGATGGTAAAGGGATACATGGTGTTTCCCGCAATGCTCGATCCTATGCCTGCCTTGCCACGTAGCACCTCGTCCGCGTGTTTCTCGATCTCGTTGCCGAATGACTCCGACACAAACGGGATCGACTCGGTCACGGCAATGGCCGTGCCATAAGCGGCTTCCTTTTTAATGCCGAGAATTCCTTCAAAACCTTTTCCTATTGTCATGATATTTCCTCCTTTTTAATTTGAAATTTGATACTTGAAACTTGCAATTAGAAAGAGTTTCAACTATCAATTTTCAATTATTCATTATCAATTATCAATTATCTTTAAAGCCTCGTATACCGCATGGTGATGATCTTCATCTGTATCGCCGTGTCATCGTCCGCGAGAAGCTCGCTCTCGCTCTCCCCCACGGGCCAGGCAATGTCGGCCTGTCCGGACAGTAGATTGTTTTTGAGTGCCGCATACACCGCCGCCATAAGATCCAGGACGCCCAGCTTGGTCGTGGATGTATCGCCCATGATGGACGCCTCCGGCTTGTGGAGCTGCACATATATAATTATTTTGACATCGAGTTCGTGCTTCTCCTGGATGTTGGTCTGCATCTCATACGCGATAGACCCATCCTTGATTCCCGCCGCCGGAAACTTAACGGATGAGGGAATCAGCCGCTCATCCTCGGTCACGAATATGTCGCTGTTTCGGATCGTGGTCAACGATGTTTGAAGCTGTGTTTTTATCGCTTTTATCAGGGCTTTCATTGTGTTACATAATCCTCGAATATTCGTTGAAATACCCGCCAGTCCGCGTCCTGGACCACCAGGAAGGGTCGTTTCGGCATGGTCAGATTCATCTGTCTTGTATGTGCGCTGACAAGCACATGCCGAGGGGCGATTGCCTTTCCAAATGCCGTGTCCATATAGCGCCAGAATTTATTAACCTTGACATTCTTATTTATCTTTCCGCCAAGCTGATGAATGGCCCCGGACTTTACAACTGTTCCCGCGGTAAGGCTTGTTTCATCGGCCTTGACTGTGATGGAGTTCTTAAGCACTGCGGTATCCACCAATGTCTTTCCGCCGCCCGTTGCCGCCGCCCTTTTCGATGTCTTCCACCGCATGGGCCGGCCGCCGGTCTTGAAGTTTTTGCCTATCGAGCGCAACCATACCAGCCCGCACTCTTTGAGTGCCTGCTTGGGCTTTTCAAGGCGACCTATTATCTCGCCGATGTTTCGCTTGAGCTCTGTATCGTCTAAATTTAGTTTGAGTGAAATCATTAAAAACCGTGTAGTGTGTCCCTGGTAAAGAGCCTGGGCGACTGGTCTATATCCAGTGTGTTTGCCTCGGCGGGACTTCCGTCCGGGTCGTTTGCCCCGAGAGTGGCGATGCCTTTTGCCACATCTTTCAAAAATCGTATGGCATCGGTGTATCGCTTTTGTCGATCCTCGGGCACGCTTGTGCGCCGGGCATAGAGATTGTAGATGGCCAGATCCACCGAGACTTTGCGAATTATTGCCGGGACCGTGGCGAATGGGGTTGCATACCGTGCACCGCAATAGCCGTTGATCTCCGCGTCCGCGTCCGCAATGGCGCGGGTCACGGCGTCCGCGTCGACCGCGCCGGCGTCCGCGTCGTCGGTGAGTTGGACAAGAATATCACTGTCCATTTGCTCCAGTATATCCGCCTGTGTGCTGTATGCCATTATACGATCCCCTTACTTCTGAGGCCTTCTTGAATACTTTCCCAGGCCCGGTCTCGATCCGCGGCGGAAATATCTTCCTCCATTATCTCCTCCATTGCCGAAACCAACGGTTTGCCGTCCCCGGTTGTCTTGCCCCGTAATATCGCCTCTCGTGCCGCGGCTATCAGGGGATCCTCTGGCTGCGCCGGGGCAACGTAAACCGCATGTTCCAATATACCGGGCTCGGAGTCATCGGGCGGTTGTCCTGTGTCTTCGTCAACCGTAACCTCCACGATTAACATGGGCTCCGCTTTTAATATCGCAAGCTCTTTTTTCGAAAACCGATCATCATTGTGCTCGACCGGGTCCTTTGGATGTGCTATGCCGCAGCGCCGGAAATTATGTCGTTTACCTGCTATTTTTATCATAGTCTTGCTCCTATTGGCCCGCGCCAGTACTCCGGCGCGGGCACTATCACTGGGTTGTTAGCTTTCCAGGCCGAAGGCCGTCCTCTGTCCTCCGTCCTCTGTCCTCCGTCTATCACGCCCCGGTACTGCCGAACGATAGCTGCCAGAGGCCATAGCCACCGGCCGCCCGTGCCTCGGCGCCGAATCGGAATTTCTTCCGCATAAATACGTTGTCGGTTTCCTCCGTGGTCTGCTGCACGAAAACGGGTTTTTTCCGCTCCTGATATACGAAAGGCTTCAGGGGGCGGTTGGTTACATGGAGCATCCACTGAGTCGCGCTCGTAATGCGGGGATTTAGCAATAGTCTCGCCGTGCCGTGGTACGGGTTCGGGCTCTGGTCGGTCAACTTCGCGTTTTCGAGTATGAGCCTTCCCGTGGCCTCTAACGCCGGTCCGACTTCAAGAACATTCGGGATAAGGGCCAACGGCCTTCCCTCGTCATCCTTAAAGCTCATGATCGCCAACCGGGCTGCGCCATAACTCGCGGTAGCTGCCGCGGTGGTAGCCGCTGAAAGAGCGACCGCGCTTACGTTGCTCACGCTGGCGCCCGCCACATCGTGATCATTGTCGTAGAAATATTGCCCATCAAAGCAATCGGTTGCAAAGGCGTTATTTTTCAGGGTCGCGTCGAGCTCGTCCGGGAGCTGCTTCGCGCTGTAGCCCGCCTCCTGTGCCTGCGGTGCATAAATGCCCACGTTATCGTCATCAATATCGTTACGATCCACCTCTATCGTGGCCTCCCAGTCATCATTGACCACCGTATACTTGAATGCCTCCAGGTCTTTAATAACCTTGTCGCCCAGCCATTTGCGCATTTTGGGAAATCTCGACAGCCAGGCATAGTCGTTCTGGCCGGACCCGCTGGGGACCAGCATAGTGGTTTCTTGCCACACCGCCGGGGCCGCGTCGAATGCCTTGTTAAACGTGGTTTTCAGATTGATGAAAACCGACTCTATATTCGCTCTATTTACTATCATAATATTCCTCCTTTTTTTTGTTATCCATCCGTCGAAAAACTACGTTGAATATCTATTACGATGTTACGATGTTAATGCCTTGCGTTTATACTCGATCCACTGGGTGAGCATGATGACATCATCCGTGCCGAGCGTCCCGTCCTTGGGCTGCAGGGTCAGTTCTATTGCCGCCGGATATGCTGCCAGGTTTGCCAGTGCCAGGGTCAGGGTGACGTGCTGCACGGTCTTTGTCGCGGAGACTCCGACCATCGCATCGGTATCGCCCCCGAAATCCGTGTCCGCGTCATAGAGCGCGGCCACCACATTGTTATATGCAACCACGGTGAACTTGGTGTCATCGGCATCGGTTGCGCCGACCTTGGCCGCCAGTATATGAACCACCGCGTTGGCGGTGACATCCATATCGGGCGGGACCATAGCCTTGGTTGCGACCGCCGTGGGATTGGGGTCATTGTTCCACCGGACGCCCATCCCCTTCGCCGTTACGCAAAAGCCAGGCAGGGGATTGGAGGCATTCGAGAACGCCGCCAGTGGTACCCCTGCATCGGTGATGGTGGGCATGGGGATATCGATGATGCCCTTGGTTGTTTTAATATGCTGGTAGATTTCCTGCATCATCCCCTCCAGATCTGTCTCGGTGGTAAATAAACCGGCGTCCGCGCCGCTGATGGCGCTTGCGGCGTGTGCCCCGGTTGTGTCCGCGATATGCGTGGCAACGTCTGCCTGGCGTATGGCAGGCTCTATGTCGATCCACGCGTGGGTTGTGTCGATATATCCCGCGATGATCCCGCAAAAGATATCGTGAGTGGTATAGGCCGTAATGTCCACGGTCTGATCGTCCACGAGAAAAACATTATCCCCCACGTTTGCGATAGTAATTGCCGTATCGAGAAGGGCTTTAATCAGGCCCCTCCGGCGCAGGACTACTTGCTCGTCGCCGTCCGATCCGCCGGAGTTATCTACCTGCTCGGTGGCCACGCCCTGAAATATCAGGCCCGCGGTATCCGCGCCCGGTACTGCATATCCATCGGCGGCCACGCATACAAACGAGCCTCCATAGATGGTATCCGCGGCGGACACCTCAAAGGCCAGCTCCACACCCTCGGTGTATTGCAGACTCTTGTCTTCTGTTAATGCTGTCATAATCGTTCCTCCTTCTGTTTGTTATCTATTATGTCCTGATTCCATCTCCCTGATGACCAGGATCATGCGCCAAAGGACGCCAAATCCTCCGCCGTATTACCAAACTGTTTGGCTATAAGCAGGGCGCCGTCCGTAATAGCGCCCGGTTTATCCTCTGGACCCGGGGCAATATCGCCGACGGGGATTACGCTGCCCGGTGGCCGCGAGAGCACGATGAGTTTAAATTGATCTGGGCTATTTAGGGCCAGATCCCGTGCCCATTTGTCCAGCTCGTCGGGAGAGGTTTTGCCTTCCTTGAGGGCCATCGACACAAGACCTTCCTGTTTCATCCCGCTCAGTTCCGCGCGCAGGCTTGTGACCTCCAGGCTCAACTCCTGGGCCGGTTTTTGTGCCGCGCGCAGGTCCGTGATGCTCTTAAGAACAACCTCTTTTTTTGCGTCGGTGCCCAGCTTTAGCTCATGCATAACCTCTCTACAGGCAATTACTTCCACCTGCTTTGACGCGGCCAGTTCAAGCTCCGTGTTTTTGGCCACGACCGCCTCTACGGCCTCGACCACCTTTGCCTCGTCGGCATTGTCCGCCAACTTGCATATCTTTTTAAGCTTCCCTATCGTCATCTTCTCCTCCTCTTGACCCGTGTTAGGATCATTTTTAAGTTTATATTCACTGTTCATTTTTGCCGTGATCGGTTGCAGATGGTTGATCTTAGGAAAATTAGTCAACGCAATGCTATCGATTACCACGACCCTCTGGTCCGCCAGCCGCACCCAGAAAACGGGGGAAAAATAACGGTACTCCCGCTTGGCGATATACTCCCTCGCCTTTTCCGTCCACTCTACCGTCGCCCACAATCCCTCGGTTCCCTTTTTCAGGAACGCGCGCACCCAGCCAGCGGCCGGGGCTTCTTTTCCGGTAAGGGTCTGGTGTTCATAGTCGATGACCAGGTCGTTTCCCCGGCGGTCAAACTCCGCGATAATGGAATCCATTGCCATATCATCCACAAATGCATCCTTATCGCCCTCGATTTGTACCGTCCCCGAGGGCAACACCTGAAATTCAGTGGGAGTCCCCTCGATCGCCTTTAAAATCAAATGTACTTTCATAGTATTTCCTCAATTTCAGTTATCACCACAGAGACACAGAGTTCACGGAGAATAATAATTTTTAAACACTGCTTATCTTTTTTCTTTCCAATTTCTAATTTCTAATTTCCAATTTCATCTTCAGTCGGTTTATGATCCCATCCCTCGTCAGGGATCAGGGGTCTGGCCGGCATCCTTTTTCCGGTTGCCGGGTCTACCGGCTCGATTAATTCCCCGGTCGGGTCGTGTGTCTCTATTGTAAGATTCTCCTCCTCGGCCGCGTATTTGTGTACCGCATGGACCGTGCACCGGCAGTTAAAGCCGTTGGGCGGATACCAGGTATCCCAGAAGGAATGATCCTCCGGGAAAACCTTGCCATCCAGGGCCGCGTGTGTCGGCCTGGTGCGGCTATCCATCACCGCGTCGTATTCCCAAAAGGGAAACCTCTCCGCCTGGTCCTTCATCTGCTTGTACCGCCCGGCCTGATAGGCCGTCTGTACATTGGTCCGAAAGATAGTCTGCACCCGCCAGGGCGTCATGTCCGGTGGCGTATCCCAGCCCCGCGCCTGAAAAATATCATCCAGCCGGTCCCGGAAATCACTCAGTGTCTCGCCCTCCGTAATGGCCGCGCTGATGGCGCCATGAATATCCTCGATAATATCCTTCGCCGCCACATCGGCCACGGTAAAAGCCGTGCGCCGCGCCCCCTCTTCCAGGGCATAATATTCCTCCGCCGCCAGGGGCAAAAGCCCCTCAAAATATTCCCGCGCCTCATCAAACGGCAATGGTGTTAATTCGATTGTCATAATATCCAGTTGTCAGTAGCCAGAGGCCAGGGATCAGTATTTTTCCGTCCTCCGTCCTCTGTGCTCTAACCTTTGAGCTTTGAGCTGTTAGCCAAGAGGCATTGCCTCCTGTGCAAGCCGCCCCACCGCTGTCTCGCAATCTTTTTCTGATATTTCAATCCCTATTGCCTTGCGCCCTAATTTTTTACCAGCTACAAGGGTTGTGCCTGAACCCATTGCAAAGTCCAGCACCATTTCGCCTTCGTTGGTGTAGGTATTGATAAGGTATTCCATAAGTGCTACTGGCTTTTGGGTGGGGTGATTTACAAACTCCTTTGAGTTGGGCCGCAAAGAATTTATCTCCAAAACGCTACTTGGATTCTTCTTGTTTGCATCATATTTATTAGAATTAACCTCTATATACTTTAAGCCAGTTTGTGCGCTTCCAGAATTATGGAAACTGTAATTAGAACTTTGCGCTTGTTTTATCCGGTTACTAAGCCTTGTAACCATTTCCTTATTATACAAGGACTGTCCATCACAAAAAACTATAATGTTTTCATGATACTTCATGGGTTGTTTATTTGCCAAGGCAATATTTGAAGGATTTGATTTCTTCCAAATCCATTCATATTTAAACATCCCCATATTAGAGCTTATTAGGGTCGTGGTGAACGGTTGGGATGCAGTCATTACAATCGCACCATTAGGCTTGATAATTCGCTTCAGTTGCTCCCACATTGGTTCAAACGGTATAATCGAATCCCAAGCACAAGCAGTCGTGCCGTAGGGCGGATCTGCCATTACCATATCAACAAAACCAGTAGGGATATCCGGCATTATCTCTAAGCAATCCCCGTTATAGATCGTAATGCCGTTATGGTCGTAATATGGTTTCATCTTTTCTTCCCAATTTCCAATTTCCAATTTCCAATTTCATCTTCTTCCCCTACTCCCTCACACTCAGCCTCCCATACAACTCCGCCACATACACGGAGCGTGCAAGGAGCTCCTCCATTTCCTTCCGGTCCATTTCATCGTAGAGCGCGGAGAGCCCGTCACGGATCTCCTCCAGGGATGTGGCCCGTGCAATTAGTTTTTTTACCGGCTCCTGAAGGCCTGACATGGCCGTGGCTGCACGATCCATGCTCTCCCCTACCAAACCCTCTATTGTCTCCTGTTCAGGCGAAAATGGGGTCTGTTTCGCGATAATGTGTCTGTCCTTGGCCGAGGTCATGGTTGATTTTTGCGCCGGGGCATCCAATGTCGTCTCTCCCTTTTTAGGGAGGGGGATCTTGAACCTCTCCGATACATGCTCCGCGGACATGGGCTGGTTGATCTCACGGAGATTTTTGTATACCTCGGAGAGGTCCTTGAGATCCTCCGCTGTCTCGAATCGGAATTTGAACCACGGCAGGGGTTTATCCCATCCAAAATTATAGCCCACGAGGGGGCGTATAAATTGTGAACGATATGTCTTGGCGAGAGACTCTTCATCCGCCTTGATGAGATCATGCCGCACCAGGTCCTGGGCATCGTCGGCCCCAAGCCTGCCTGGGGTTCCCTCCGTGGTCGCGGTCTGGCCCAAAATCGCCTTTGACATTTCCTTGTTGCAGAATTCCGCGAGTACCTCGTAGGTATTATCCCTGCCCGCATACTTGGCGACCTCGAGAAATTCAATCTCGGTGTTTTTTGAGATAATTCCGGCCGCGTCACTTCCCAGGCTTCGGATAGCGGAGATAAGTGCCTCCTTGTCTTCCTTGCCCGCGCTCGAATCATATTTTCCAAGCCGCATGGGCATACCGAAGATCTCCGTGAATGCAACCCAGTCCTTGATGGCGTAGTTCTTGAACAAATACATCCAGGCACACGTTCTGAGTATGCCGGCCCTGGTGTCATAGCCGGATCTGGCCTTGTATCGGTGATACAATAATTTGAACGCGGGCATCTCCTCGCCCTTGACCTGCTCGGATTCCGTGATGATGCGCGGCATCTCGTATTGTTTTTCCCAGAGGCCTTTTTCGTAATCGGAATAAAAGAGGGCGCGCTTCTGGTGGATCCAGTTGAGCCCGCTGATTACCGCCTGTTTCCCTTGGACATCCCACATGACCTCGGACAGGGCAAAGCCCTTCCCAATGGCATCCAGCAAATTCAATTGGGCGTCGTCAAAATCCGTTATTGCCGCAATCACATCGGTTATAAAATCCCGGATCTTGGTGTCCTCGGCGCTGTTTGAATACGGCAGGATCTCATACTCCAGACCCTGGACCGCGTTTTTTCTTGTCTGCATCTGGGAAAACAGATGTGTGTCTTTTTCCTCCATCTCCTCGTATAGCTCCGCCTGGCTGTAAAGATCCCCGGCGTCCGCGTTCTTAAGAATAGTTGTCAGACCTTGCGGGGTTAAACCCTGGCTCGGATATCCAGACCACCTGTCCCGGATTGTGGTGACCGCGATCTCCCGCGTCTCCGGTCGCTTTTTTATTTTGATCTCTCTACCAAACTGATCTACAATCATTTAATATGCTCCCTGCATCGCCGTGAACCGGCGGGATATTACTGTTTTATATTCTATGATGCCGGCGGGTGTACTTGCCGCATGCACGGCAAGGGTCTTGGCCCAGAAATGATCGGCGTGGCCCGTGGCCTCGGTCTTTTCCGCGTCAAACCGGAAATGTTTGGTGGTTGTCGGATATTTTTTTACACTGTGCAGTGAACTCCGGATCGTGCTGTCGGACGGAATCCGGCTGCCGATATCCTCGAAATTCTGCTTGATACCGATGGCCAGTACCTCCTTATTCTCCGCTGTAAATGGGATACCCTCGACCTTATATTCGCCGAATCGATCCTGGGCGCCCTCGGCGATCTGCGCGCCGATGCCGGTCTCATCTATACAGGCGCGAATAAATCTCGGGATGGAAAGAATCGTATACAGTACCTGCTCTTGAATAAAAAACGGGGTTCGTTTTAGTTCAACCACCGCGGCACATTGCAGTATATTGTCTATTTCCTGATCCACCCAGATCACCGACAAATCCTTTTTTCTGCCTATATCCATGCCGACATGGAGGCCCCCTAAAAATTTTATCTTGGCGAGGACGTGTAACGGCAGGGCCGGCTTTATCTTTGTTTGTTTATAGAGTTTGTAATTTTCCGTTGCGGCGGCTATGAGATCCGCCACCCAGGAAGGCTCTTTCTCTATGCGTACATCCTCGACGGATGAGATCAAATCATGGCCGAGCCATGCGCTCACCTCATCCGACGGCACGCACTCGAACTCTTCCTGCCACGCGTCGTCGTCATTGAGGGCAAGCCTGAGGTCTTCCGGCTCGATGGGTGCCCCTTCCTCATCATGGAGTTCAAGGCCCATCTGTATTGCCTGATAGATATTTACAAAGTGCTTGGACCATCCGCCCCGTTCACCGACATTCTCAAAGTCGGCGCCCGTGAATCGCTGCTTTGTGGGAGCGCCGAAAAACAACTCATAAAATTTATTGCTCTTTCCCTTGAATGTAGAAATAATCCGAATCTTATACCCACGGGTGACCGTGGGAAACATGGCCTTCCATATTTCGCGGCTGTCCCTATGCAGGGCAAACTCATCCAGCAGGATATTCGCGGACCATCCGCGGGCCGTGTCCGGGTTCGCGGGAAGCCCGATAATACGAGAGCCGTTTGGCATCACGATCTCAAGTTGTTTGTAGACCGTATCCTTATCGACCCAGTATTCGCCCTCCAATTCCTCGATCACCTTGCCGACCGCACGTGCGTGCATCGCGGCCTTGCTCATTAACTCCTTGCTCTGACGCTCGCCCGCCGAGAGAAACACCCACATGTCTTTCTGCTCCGCGCAGTCCAACACGGGCTCCAGGGCGCCGCTGAATGATTTGCCGCCCTGCCGGGTAATGACGCCGATCTTAAACCGGCTGTGATCCTGCACCCAGTTTTTCTGGTAGTCCGTTAGGTTTACCGCCGGATCAACGGAGCCCATAAACCTGCTCCTTTATGAATTTAATGAGTTCCTTGGGGTCCATCTTTTCCTCCGGCTCTCCGTCGGGAGAATCAACCTTGTCTTTCCCCTTGCTTATCAATACCTTTTCCAGGGCCACCAGTGCATATATCACCTGCGGATCAAGGGTATTCAGGGCCTGCGTCAACATCTTTGTGCGCAGGGTGCTCAGGGTGCCTTGGAAGGTTTCTCGATCCTGGCGATAGTCTTTGCGCTTTGTTTTCCAGCCATCCTTTGTGGACCACTGCTTCAGTGTCTGGACGGATATGCCGGTCCGCTCCGAGACCTGCTCCAGAGTGAGGCCGTCGATTATGTAGAGCTCCTCTGCCTGATCTCTGCGCTCTAAGGACTCGGTCATATCCGTTATCTCCCCAGGGCCTTTTTAATGGCCGTGATGTCGTGTAATGTGTCTCTGAGCTCCAGCAACGCCTTTTCCAGGTTTGCCATTTCCTGGGATGCCAGCTCGATGTTGAGCTCTTCCACCGGCTCGAATGGATCCAGTGTATCCCGCAGGGATTTAACAAGACCATCGGCGCCGAGGCGTAATTGTTTGGCCTCCAGCTCTTTTTCGGAAAGCCGTCCCTTGTATTTTAATATCTCGCTCAAATTGTTACCCCTTTTGCCTTTTTATCCAGGCGCACCATCGGACAAAACTGGTTGCCTTTTACGTCGCTGTCCATTCGTGTGATCGCCTGGGTATTCATGATGACAACTTCTTTGAGATCCGCTGCCAGGTTCTTGTAGTCTCTAACCAGGGCCACGTTGCTTTCATACATGCGGCGCATCTCCGCCATATCCGATTTGTACTGATTGAGAATGCTGTAAACCTTGCGGCTGTCGATATACCAAAGAATTATTATTAACATGAGTACGAGCCCGACGAAACCATAGGGCTTTGCGTTTTGTAGTGTCTGCGATAATACGGCGGTTTCCATCCATTACTCCTTTTTCCATAATCTATAATTATGATATGTACAGCCCCAGCCAATTGCCGCCCAGGTGCCAAGAATATACGGTCGATATTTCTCCGGTGCATAGTGAGCGAGGAGCATCACGCCGATGATCTCGATTGCCGTAAGCAGGCCCAGAGCCCCATCGGAGGGATGATCCTCCAGAAATAAATTCGTTTCCTTGTACCGGCCCGTGTCAAGCATGCGCTCCGTGATCGCCGTATCCGCGATAGAGCCTGTAATGGCAATAGTGCCAAGGGCCTTATCCCGGAGAGACCACTTTGCCGGTATGGATGCGCAGGAGAAGATAAACGGCAAAATTAATATAAATGCTAAGTATTTGATATAACTCATATAATTGCTTCACTTTAATTTTTAATCTTTAACTTATTACGTCCCCAGGCACTGATGCCGAGTATCGCGCCGGGCACGCCAAAGAGCGTGGTGAACGCGCCGACCAGCAGGGGAATCATACCGATGGCCTGCGGGTTGCTGCCGGTCACCGCCTTATATCCCAGTACACAGACAAACACCGCGACCACAAGAAAGGTAGTCCCGGAGATAAAGCCCCAGTAGGGCCTCCAGGCCCATTGTGCCCAATGCTCGCTTTTAGACTCCGCCTGCATGGTCTGATTAACGGCCATGATCTGTTGTGTCTCGCCGGCTAATCGTAATTCCTCGCCACGGACGATGAGCCTCTGGAGTTCTATTTTATTATTTGATTCTATTTCCCGGAGCCTGGTAATGGCCGCCGGATCCGTGGTCATCATCTCAAGAATTTTATTCGGCTGAATCTCATCCGAGGTAAGTCCCAGGGCGGAAGACAAAAGTCCGGATACACCGGCCCCAATAGCGCCGCCTGCCGGTCCACCGAGTACCGCGCCAAGCAAAGGCAATCCCTTACTCACAAACGCCGAACCTACTTCCTTCCAGTCCATGATCCCCCTCACGTTTTATTCACCACAGAGACACAGAGTTCACAGAGTAAATATCTTTTTTTTATAATTTTTTTTATTCTCCGTGCCCTCTGTGTCTCCGTGGTGAGTATTTTAGTATGACCAGAACTGATGCAGATTAAACCCTGCCACGGGTTTCATTCCCTTGCATCGTTTCTTGTTTGCAAATAATTCCGAGGCCTTAATAATATCCGTGGTCATATATCCATTGTCGAGCACCCAGAAATCATCGTCGGTAAAATGATACAGTCCGGTCATATGTCCCTGACCGTTGCCTATCAGGATGGCCATGCCTATCTCCAGATCCGGAAGACCCGCATCCAGCATCTTGCGCCACATTGCCACTGCCTGGCCGTCGCAATCATCGGTCTTTAGCTTGATAACCCGATCTGATATCGCCCAGAAATCAGTGCGGCCATAAACAACCTGGTCGGAATTCCATTTTATATTCCGTAGCACCCAGTCGTGGGCCTTGCGGATCTTGTCAAAATCGTAGGCACCCTCCTGAAACGTCTTTATTTCCTGCATTCCGAGGCTTACCATTTCCCGAGCCTGCCAGTTCAATATCTTTCTTTCATATCCCGTGCGGCGTGTGCCACGTTCATACGATATTTTCTTCCTGATCCCTGGCCTCTGCCGCCTGGTCCCTGATCTCTGACCCCTCATTCGGGCCATCATTTCCCTCACGCGCTCCATCATAGTCATGCTGTCCTCCGTCATCTGTCCTCTGTCTTCCGTCCTCTGTCCTCTGTCCGCTACGGCACTATATTCCCGCCGAAAAGACTCCCCACTCCCTGGTCTTTCGCGGCATCCCACGGGCACAGCACAAGTTTACTCCCCAAATCCATGTCCGGTGGTCCCGCCTCGGTGGATGGTCCACCACAGCCGAACTCGAATGCATGGTTTAGACTAAAATCCCCATTGCCCCGCTGATCAAAATTATATATGGCAATGCCGTGAATCCCGTCGCCCACCTGGTGCTCGACCGCGGCCACATTAAACCGGCCCGATCCCTGGGCGCCGACTCCGTACAGGCCGGAGATCATATCGCCGGAGGATGCCATCTCAAGGCCTCCATATGTATTGAATGATGATCCGCCCGCGCCCGCGCAGCAGTTCTCCTCACTCACCCGGGTTGTACCCACTTTCTCCGTCATATTAATATGAGATCCTTTGTCCGCCGGATCCGGTGCATGCGCGATGGATGTTTCGATCATAGCGTCTTCCGAGGAAAAGGAATTATAGACACTCACCTGGCCGCCGTGGCCGAACACATCGAGCTGGTAGCGCTCCTGATCATACACACCCTCCACCCGATTATTCGCGTCGCTCGCATTTGCGTTCACCTTAAACATGCCTGTATTGTTGATCTGTGTCTGACCCTCCACGGAAAATCCGTAGGCCCAGCTAATACACAGGGCAACGATAAAAAGGCCGATAACGGCCCCGATTATTGTTTTCATTGCATTCCTCCTGTTGTGGTTATCCATGATGTTTTCCTTTATTAATAGATTACAATCGATAAAATTTATGCCCGCCGATAGTTAATTGGGACTTCCGATCCTTCGCCCACGACGGTTCACCCATCAATGTATGTGCATAATAATGATTCGCGCCATCCGTAATGTCCCCATACCAATCATACAGACTCCCAAAAGAGGAAAGTTTACATTCGCGCCACCATATATCCGCCGGTCGGACAATAAAGCATTTCGTCCATAGATCCTGCGGGATCTCTCCGTCCGAGGGGATGT